ATTTAGAATAAGATTTACAGCAATACAGATACCAGCATCTATTGGCAATATCCCAGCAATCCCACTACAGGTTATTGGTTTCTCTAACTATATACTTTAAAATATGTGATATAATTCCAGTATGGCTAAACTATCAATCGCAAGCATCAAGTCTCTGTTTCAGACTGGAGACCGTCCAAGTCAAACAAACTATGAAGATTTGATTGACAGTACCTCTGCAAGATCAACAGATCTTGGTTCAGATGGCAATAATGAAGTTACAATCAACGGTATTGAGAACTCAACAATTTTTGATAACTTTTTGGCAAGTGAGTGGAGATCAGTAAAATATTTGATCTCAATTAAAAAAGTTTCTGGTGGCGCTAATAAATATTACGCTACAGAATTAACTATAGTCCCTGATGCTACAGATGTAAATGTCAGTGAATATGGAACGGTAGACAATGATGGGAATATTGGCACCATCTCCGTGTCTAGAGCAGGAGATACAGTTTCACTAACTGTAATTCCAGTGGGTGGATTGACCCCTATAACCTTGCGCTATTTGCGTATTGGTTTAAAGGCTTAACTAAGGAGATAAAATGGCAACAGTAACAAAAGATTTTAGAGTAAAAGCGGGACTGGTAGTTGAGGGATCAACAGCGACCGTTAATGGAAAGAATATTATCACAGCAGGTGTCGTTGACGCTAAAGGTGATTTGATTGTTGCTAGCGCAGACGATGCAGTTGCTCGTTTAGGCGTTGGAACAAACGGTCAAGTACTTACAGCAAATTCAGGTGCGACATACGGCGTTGAGTGGCAAGCACCCGCAGCAGTTGGTGTATTTGGTACAAGCATTGAGTTTGAAGGATCTACAGCAAATGATTTTGAAACAACACTTGCAGTAACTGACCCAACTGCAGATCGTACAATCACACTCCCAGATGCTTCTGGTACAGTAGCACTTACTTCAGATCTTACAACACACGCAAACCTTACAGAAGCACATGGAGCAACTGGTGCGGTAGTTGGTACAACTAACACACAGACACTTACCAACAAGACTTTAACATCACCAAAGGTCAATGAAGATGTTGCACTTCTAGCAACTTCAACAGAACTTAACATTCTTGATGGAGCAACACTTTCAACCACAGAACTTAACTATGTAGACGGTGTAACATCAGCAATTCAAACACAGTTAAATGATAAGGCTTCATCTGGAGACCTTACAACTCACACAGGTGCTTCAACAGGAGTACACGGTGTAACTGGTTCAGTAGTTGGAACATCAGACACACAGACACTTACAAATAAAACACTTACCTCTCCAGCAGTAGACGGAAATGGAATTGTTTTTGAAGGTGCTACAGCAAATGATTTTGAAACAACACTTACAGTTACAGACCCAACATCTGACAAGACTATCACTTTGCCAGATGCGACAGGTACTGTTGCTCTTACAAATAACAAGTTAGATGTTTTTGCTGCAACTACTTCAGCAGAACTTCGTACAGTAATCTCTGATGAGACTGGTACTGGCGGACTTGTATTTGCTGATACCCCAACACTTGTAACACCAAACATTGGTGCTGCAACTGGTACATCTTTGGTTCTTTCAGGGGACCTAACAGTTAATGGTACAACAACTACAATTAACTCAACAGAAATCACAGTTGATGACAAGAACCTTACACTTGGTTCAGTAGCAACACCAACAGATGCAGGTGCTGATGGTGGTGGTATTACTCTTAAGGGTGCTACAGATAAGACTCTTAACTGGGTAGATGCAACAGATTCATGGACCTCTTCAGAGCACTTTAATCTTGCTTCTGGCAAAGTATTAAAGATTGCTGGAACTCAGGTTCTATCAGCAACAGAGTACACAGGAAATGCTGCAACAGTAACAAATGGTGTTTATACAACAAGCAAGATTTCAGCACTTGCTGCAACATCATCTTCAGAACTTGCATCAGTTATTTCAGATGAAACAGGAACAGGCGCTCTAGTATTTGCTAATACGCCAACTCTTGTTACTCCAGAACTTGGTGCAGCAACAGGTACTAGCCTTGCTCTACCAGATGCCCTTGTTGGATCTGCAACAGCAACTGCTGGAACTTCAGCAACAACAATTGACACATTCTCAGCAACAACATATTCTGCTGCTAAGTATGTTGTTCAGATGAAAAAGTCTGGCAACATTGAAGTAATTGAAATTCTTGTTGCTGTAGATGGATCAGATAATGTTTACTTAACAGAGTATGCTAATGTACAAAGCAATGGCGAACTAGGAACAACAAATGCTGTTTATTCAGGTGGCAATGTTCTTCTTCAGGTTACCGCAGCCGCTGCAGATACTGCTGTTAAGGTAAGCAAGACCTATATTGAAGCATAATTAGAGACGGGAGTCAACTGTGACAACAACTAATAGAGACTTTAAGGTAAAGCATGGGCTAGATGTAGCCCAAGGCGGTACTTTTGGTGGAACTGTCACAGTTGCCACTCCTACTCAAAATACACATGCAACAACAAAGGCATATGTTGATTCTGTTGCATCCGCAGCAGGAGTAACTGTTGGTGCAACAGCCCCAGCGACTCCATCAAATGGAAATCTATGGCTTGATACATTAACAGAACGAGTTCATGTTTATTATGCATCTCAGTGGGTTGCTATTGCAACTCTTGAAGATGCAGAAACACTTCAAGACCATATTCACGATACATCAATTGATGGAACTGGGCTTATTGTAAGTACTTTCGTTAGTGGCGGGGCATACAACGAACCAGGATATCTTGTTAGTGCTGGATTATATAATACAGCATCTTGGGAAGAAACCTGGGTAGGCGGACAGGCAATAGATAATTTCAATTAAATTATCTGATATAATACTATAAGACACCACGAAAGAGGAGTTATAAATGGCAACAAGAATGCAACAGCGCAGAGGTACCGCTGCTCAGTGGACCGCTGCAGATCCAGTTTTAAATGCTGGTGAAATTGGATACGAAAGTGATACCAATAAGTTTAAAATTGGTGACGGCGAAAACCACTGGGACGACCTTAATTACTTTCTAGACGCAGTTGCTCTTGGTGGAAGCATCGATGACTATATTCCATTAACACAGAAAGATGCCGCATCTGGTGTTCCATCTCTTGATGTAAACAAAAATCTTATCGTTGCAGGAGCATCAATCATCGTTGAAGGTGCAACAGATAACACCAACGAGACAACTTTAACTGTTACGGACCCAACTCAAGATCGGACAATAACTTTTCCAGATGCTACAGGTACTGTTATTACAACTGGGAACCTTTCAGACATTACAAATATTGGAGTATTTACTTCAACAATTACAATGGAAGGTTCTACAGCAAATGACTTTGAACTTACAATTTCTGCAGGTGACCCTACTGCAGATCGTACAGTAACTTTCCCAGATGAAACTGGAACTGTTCAACTTAGAGTTGCAGATGTTTCAGACACTGAAATTGGATACCTTAATGGTGTTACTTCGGCAATTCAAACACAGATGGATGCTAAGGCACCACTTGCAGGACCAGCACTAACTGGAGATGCAACAGCAGTTAACTTAACAGTATCTGGAAACTTAACTGTAAATGGAACTACAACAAATATTAATTCAACCAACTTAGTTATTGAAGACAAAAATATTATTCTTGCAGACGTAGAAACTCCAACAGATACAACTGCTGATGGTGGCGGTATTACATTAAAAGGCGCAACAGACAAAACCTTTAACTGGGTAGACGCTACAGACGCTTGGACTTCATCCGAAGACATGAATCTATTAACTGGTAAGGTTTATGAGATTAACGGAACATCAGTTCTTTCAGGATCAACACTTGGTTCTGGAGTTACAGGATCTTCTCTCACATCTGTAGGAACAATTACCTCTGGTACATGGACTGGTACAGCAATTGCAATTGCAAATGGTGGAACTGGTCAAACAACTGCAATGACTGCAGCAACTGCACTTCTTCCATCACAAACATCTAACTCAGGCAAGTATCTTACAAATGATGGCTCAGGAACACTTTCTTGGGGTACTGTAACAGGATACTCAGCACCTACACTTGGTTCAACATCAATTGCTTCTGGTGCAACCGTTACAACAATTGAGGGACTAACATTAACAGCACCAACACTAACTGGAACAGTGACCGTATCAGGAGATATTAATATGACCGCCGCAGGTGGTCCAGGAAGCGTAAAAGACGAACTAACTCTTATGCTTATAGGTGCTCTGTAAAAAACAAAGCACTAACCTTAAAGTAAAGATTTACACGCTCTTATTGAGCGTGTTTTTCTTTTTAAACTTGTGCTATACTTAAGACTACTTCGCAAATTACGAAGTACTCATCTAATTTTACTTTGAAAGGTACATAATAAATGTCAGAAAGCGTATTCTCTTTTCGTCTATCAGAAGAATTTGTAAATAAATATCAAACCATTCCAGCACCATTTGGATTCTCAGATGCAGGATCTAACTCGTTGGGAGAGGTAACATTTATTCGTACATATTCTCGTGTTAAAGAAGACGGTACAAAGGAACGCTGGCATGAAGTATGTCGTCGTGTAATCGAGGGTATGTATTCAGTTCAGAAAAACCATGCTAAAGATAATCGCCTACCTTGGAATGATAACAAAGCGCAGAAGTCTGCTCAAGAAGCATTTCAGAGAATGTTTGAACTAAAGTGGACACCTCCAGGACGTGGCCTTTGGGCATTTGGAACCCCTATGACTATGGAGAAGCGCAACTCAGCATCTCTTCAAAATTGTGCCATGGTCTCTACTCGTGACATTGATCGTAATGATCCAGGTGCCCTTTTTGCTTGGGTAATGGATGCATTAATGTTGGGTATTGGTGTAGGGTTTGATACCCTTGGACAAGACAAGCAAATGTCTATTTATGCGCCAACAGAGCCAGCATCTACTTATGAAATCCCAGATACTCGTGAGGGATGGGTTGAGTCTGTTAGATTACTTATTAACTCATTCCTTCGTGCAAACCAACCTATTCAAGAGTTTACCTATGACCTTATCCGTCCTCTAGGTGCCCCTATTAAGGGCTTTGGAGGGGTTGCTAGCGGTCCAGAACCACTTATTGATCTCCATACACGCATTCGTAATGTAATAGGCTCTAGAGCGGGAGAAGCCTTTGATAGCCGTGCAATTGTAGATATTGTTAATCTAATTGGTACCTGTGTTGTTTCTGGAAATGTTCGTCGTTCTGCTACCCTTGCACTTGGCACACCAGAAGATGATGGCTTCATTAATCTTAAGAACCCAGAAGTATTCCCAGAAAGAAATTCATACGATCCAGAAAAACCAGGTTGGGCATGGATGAGTAATAATTCTATTTCTGCTGAAATTGGAACAAAGTATGAAGACTATGTAGATTTAATTGCAGACAACGGAGAGCCAGGTTTTATTTGGCTAGATGTTGCTCGTAGTTATGGCCGTCTTGCTGATGCACCTGATTATAAAGATGCTCGCATTATGGGCTTCAATCCTTGTGCGGAGCAGCCATTAGAATCATACGAACTTTGTACACTTGTAGAAGTGCACCTAAATCGTCATGAATCTAAGGAGGACTTCCTCAAGACATTGAAGTTTGCTTATCTTTATGGAAAGACTGTTACTTTGATGCCAACACATTGGCAGGTAACAAACGGTATTATGCAAAGAAACCGTCGTATTGGTACATCTCTTACTGGTATTGCTTCATTTGCAGATACTTACGGATTACCAACAACTCGTGAGTGGATGGATGAGGGATACAATACAATTCGTAAATATGATCATTCATACTCAGAGTGGCTTTGCGTTCGTGAATCTGTTCGTGTAACAACAGTTAAGCCATCAGGATCTGTATCACTTCTTTCTGGTGCTACCCCTGGAGTTCACTGGGGTCCAGGAGGAGAGTTCTATCTTCGTGCTATTCGCTTTGGAAATACTGACCCAATGCTTCATTTGTTTAAAGCGGCGGGATACAAAATTGAAGCAGATCTAGTATCAGCAAATACCTCAGTAGTATATTTCCCAGTAGCATCTGGACACAAACGTGCAGAGAAGCAGGTTAGCCTATTTGAGAAAATTGGTTTGGCAGCAACTGCTCAGAAGTACTGGTCAGACAATGGTGTTTCTGTAACACTTTCATTTGACAAGGAAGAAGAAAAGAAATTTGTTGCCCCAGCACTTAATATGTATGAGGGTCAATTAAAGGCAGTGTCATTTCTTCCAATGGGGAATAAGACCTATCCTCAGCAACCTTATACAGAAATATCAAGAGAAGAATATAACTCGTATGTAGGAAAAATTGCTAAGATTGATTGGTCTGCTATCTATGATGGTGTAGAAAATCTTGAGGCAGAAGGTGAAGCATATTGCTCAACTGATGCTTGCGAGATTAAGTTATATTAGTCTCTAGCCTGCTATAATAAGGGGATAGGAGAATTATGTCTAACCCATCAAATCTATATGCAGAAAAGATTTTCTCAGAACACCCACTGGCACTGTGGGCACTTGATGATAAGGCCGACTATGTAAGTCTAATTACAGAGGCTAAAAGAAATATAGAGTCTCAGTGGACTATAACAGGAGCAACTGTTAATACAGATCCTGGAAGTGGTGCAGTTGATCCTCCTTTTGAAGACAGTTTGTCAACAAGTATTCTTGGAACTGTACCCTCTGGCTCAACAGCAGAAATTAAGTTGGTTAGTCCAAACCTAAGCAATTTTTCTAATATGAATTCTGATCTTGGATCTTTTTCGGTTGGTTCATATTTTTATTCAAATAGTATTTATGTAGATTCAGTATCTATTGGCTTTCAGTATACGGATCCAGCAACGTCTACCGTTGTAGAACAACTAGAAACATTTGCTGATCCACTCTATAACAGATGGTCTTTTGTATCTTCTACTTTTTCTATTCCTGACAAAGTTGCAACATTTAGAATGGTGATTAAGATTTCTACAATTGCTGGAGGAGCATCATCATCTGATTATGAATTTTATACAAATGGAATTAGCGCTGGGCAGTGGGCCGAAGAATTTCACGCTACATCTTTAGGAACATCGGTATCGGCATTTCCATCTAATATTGCAATAACTCAAGACTATGCTGTTGAGGCTTTGCCCTATGGACTAACGGGAGTTAATGGATACTACCTTGCATCTGAAACATCATTGTTTGCAAAAAACACAAGTATTCCGATTGTATATGGTGCATATGGAGTTACTAAAATAATTCCTAATACCGACAATCCATCTTTAATTGTTCCAGGTCAAGGATTTTTAAATGAACTCGGAAGATACAATGAATATACTGCTGAGTTTTGGATAAGAGTTAATTCAGATACGCCACATCCAAGAAGAATTTTTGGCCCAATTGCATCTTCTGATGGAATATATGTTGAATCTGGTTTTATAACATTAAAAATTGGAGAATCTTTTAGGTCTCACTTTATTGGCGAATGGTATAGACCCATGCTATTGGATATTAGAGTTATTAAAGATTCTGCAAGTTTGCTTATTAATGGAGAAGAGGTTATCTCTTTATCTTTTGACACAAAATCAATCTCTTTACCATCAATTATAGAAGATGTATCAGAAGCATCGCAAGATTGGCTAGGGTTTTATGCCTATGAAGATGTTCCAGAGATAGAGATTGATTGTGTAGCAATTTACCCCTATCAGGTACCAACCATAGTTGCTAAACGTAGGTGGGTTTATGGCCAAGGAGTTGAGTCACCAGAAGGAATAAATTCCGCATATGCAGGAGTTTCTGCTTTTATTGATTACTCGTTTGCTGACTATACTGCTAACTATTCCTACCCTGGATTTGCTAAATGGCAACAGGGAACATTTGATAATTTAGTAACAACATCAACATCTTTACAAACACCATCTTACGATTTGCCAGACATTATTCTTGGAACTAAAACTGTTTCAGAACTTTATAATGATAATAAAGCAATTCAATCTGAAGATAATGATTTTATATGTTTAAAACCAAACCTTACCTGGCAAGATGTTAACGGATACTTTAACTTTCCTAGTCTTGACATATTAAACCATGAGGTCTATTCCATATATATGGTAATTGAAGTATTAGACAATGTTGCACAAGAGCAAACACTTTTTTACATTAATGATATTTCAACAGGAAATAAATTTAGTGTTATTAAAGAGGGATTATTGGTCAAATATTATTTAACATATAATAATGAAGAGGAACTAGTTTTTACAACAGATGAACTTGCTTTAAACACAAAAAGAGCAGTAGGAATAAACATAGACAAACTTGTTGAAACTTTTGGTGGCAATGTAGCAGCATTTTTTGGTAAACGTCAAGGGCTTAATTTATATATTGGTGGAGGCGAGCCTGGAATTGATACCTTTAATGGCTATATTTATTCAGTCGGAATATCTACACAATCTAACAGCAATCAAATACTAGATCATTTTCTAGATAATGGAATCACTATAATTACTTCTGCAGAGGAGTTGTTTGTTCATACAGCAAGTTACAATCTTCTTGCTAATGAAAGATACGGAATGTTCTTCTTAGATGTTGGAGTTTCTGGATATTGGGAAGACTACCTACCACTTTCTTATTTTGCACAATACGTAAAAAATGACGTTGGGAATGAATATTATGATCTAGATTTTATTCAGTTTAATTATGACTACCCAGAACCATCTACTACAATACAGGAAAATGTTGGTGTTGAGGGATTTTCTTATATTGACCTATACAACCAATATTCTTCTCCACTTCAACAGACCTATGAAGATTTAGCAGATGCGGCTGAGAGTGGGTGGCAAGATTATTCAGAAATGTCTGAGCAATTTGTAAGTACAGACATTTATGATACCGATAATTCTGAAGTTAGAAGTTATATAACATTTCAGTATATATCTGATGGAGCGAACTCTCCAGTATCAAACTTTTTGACAGTTGATAGACCAATAAAAACAAAAATTTTAGATATGGATAATCATCCAGAATGGTTAACCACAAGGTTTGAAGTTGTGAACAATACCCTTATCTATCCAAGTAAAACCATAGATTTTAATGAACTTGCAATTGTGTATCGACTTGAGTTTAATGTTCGTGGAACCCTCACTAAATCATTAAACCTAAGAAACCTTTCTTTTAGTTCTCAAGTGTTAAACAATAACTCGTTTAATCCAATTGGAACTAAGTTTGGAAATAGTTTGTTCCCATACAAGAAGGCTGGAATTTACTATGACTATAAGTCAAAAAATCCTTTTAGTATTTATAAAGGCAGCACTCCTTATCTATATATGACTAAAAATTCAGGCATTGAGGTTCGTGGAGACTTTTTACCTTCTATAGATCGTGGAATATCTTTACCAGTTAATGCGACACTTGCAAGTAATTATCGTATTAGCGCATTTCAAACTTGGTATAGAAATAATAGCCAAAACTTTGAAATCTTGCCAGTTCAACTTTTTGAAATAAATCATAAAAATGAAAAAATTAAATTTTATATTAAATCAGTAAACCCCTCTGGAAGTAGGGGTAAAATATATGGAATAAATGATTCAACTGGTGAAGAGGTAAGTGGAATATCTTACTATATTAATGGTTTTATTGTTAGAGAGCCAGTTATAAATATCAGGGAGTGGTCAGTAATAGGAATATCCTTTGGCTCTTCACTAATATTTGACTCATTCTTAGGATCAATAAATATTAATGGCCCAGGAGTATTTAATAATTTATCTTATTATCAAGCAACAAATTTACAACAGATTCAGAGTATAGTCGCAAGACTTTGGACAGATGTTGATTCAGAAGATGGGACCATCCTTGATTGGCAATACTGGAAAGATAACTATTCTTGGAATGGCATGCTAGTTATATCAACCTCTTCAACATACGGGGTAAATCCATCAGAAATATACAAAACCTATATTGGAACAAATAAGATTATTGTAGATGATGAGCAGGGGATGACTCTTGACTCAGATAAACTAAAGATTTATGATGCTATGGAGTGGTCAAGTTCTGTAATCAGTCCAGTCTAATATGGTATACTAATGGTTATGAATCCATTAATTAGTCAAAAAACTGGCAAGCCTCTTGTAAGCAATGTACGCAAAAAGGTCATAGATAAGCAATATAACTGGGGACTGTACGTATACAAGAAGTCAACAGGCAAGTGGTTTACTGATGGAGATGGAAATGTCCTTAATATTGAGTCAATGCGTGGAGATATTTCTAAGATAGCAGAACTTAAGAATGCCGCAAAACACTTTGGAGATCCTGGAGATGGCGAAGCAGTTTTTGTTGCGGGACTTACAAGAATTAGCGATGAAGAGCATTCAGAACAAATGGATAGACTTAAGCAGGGACTAATTCCTTCAATGAACGACCTTGGTGCTTGGAAGGCTGCACAGGATACAGTTGATAAGTATGGCAGAGGTGCATTAGATGAATAACGAATACCCCGTAATTAAAGCAAGTTTAAACACACAAGAAGAAGCAGAAAATCTTTTTAAAGACCAAGACCCTTTCATTAAGTCATGGGAAAGTCTTAAGGACTACTCTGGACTTGATCAAAACTTTAAAAGAAGAGTTTCTAGAGTTGTCAATAAGGCAATTGGAGATGAAGCATATCTAGATTCTGCCAATGCTATGCCATCTGGACAAGACTCTGGTTCTAAGCAGATAAACCCAGGAACTGTCTATCGTAATGGTTACGGTTTGTTTGACGTTATTACTCCACCATACAATATGTATGAGTTGGCAAACTTTTACGATACCTCATTTGCTAACCATGCCGCTATTGATGCTAAGGTAGAAAACATTGTTGGACTTGGATATCATTTCGCTATGACAGATAGCACATCCCTTCGTTTTGAAATGAGCGAAGATGAAGATAAAGTAAAGCGTGCACGCAAGCGTGTTGAAAGAATGAAAATTGAAATACGTGATTGGCTAGAAAACCTTAATGATGATGATTCTTTTACAAAGATTATGGAAAAGGTTTTTACAGATGTTCAGGCAACTGGAAATGGGTTTATTGAAGTAGGAAGAAACGTAGAAGGTGAAATTGGATATATCGGACACATACCTGCAACTACGGTTAGAGTTCGTAGACTTCACGATGGCTTCTTGCAAATCATTGGTCAGAAGGTTGTTTATTTCCGTAACTTTGGAGCAACTAATCAAAACCCAGTAACCACAGATGCTCGCCCAAATGAAATTATTCATATCAAAGAGTATTCACCGCTAAATACTTTTTACGGGGTTCCAGACATTGTGTCTGCTCTGCCTTCTCTTATTGGTGACAAGTTAGCATCACAATACAATATTGACTATTTTGAAAATAAGGCTGTACCAAGATATGTTATTACTCTAAAGGGTGCACAACTTTCTGGGGATGCAGAAGACAAGATGTTTAGATTCTTGCAGACTGGACTTAAGTCTCAGTCACATAGAACTCTATATATTCCTCTTCCTGGAGATACAGATCAAAACAAGGTTGAGTTCAAGATGGAGCCAATTGAAAATGGAATTCAGGATGGATCATTTAAAGAATACCGCAAGCAAAATCGTGATGATATTTTAATTGCTCATCAGGTTCCAATTTCAAAACTTGGTGGAGCAGATTCTGGTGCGATTGCAGCAGCGCTAGCGCAAGACCGAACATTTAAGGAACAGGTTGCAAGACCAGCCCAGCATCACTTGGAAAAGGTTATCAATAAGATTATTCGTGAGAAGACAGATATCCTTGAACTAAAGTTCAATGAATTGACACTTACAGACGAAATAGCGCAATCCCAAATTCTTGAAAGATATGTTAAGACTCAAATTATGCTACCAAATGAGGCTCGTGAAATTCTTGACTTGCCACAGGTTAGCCACGGAGATGAGCCACTTCAACTATCTGCAAGACAGGCTACAGACGCAAGAGCAAATATGGCAGGGAATCGCCAAAGGGACACAGACAGAACAAATAGCCAATCCGATGGCACAGCAACCATCTCTGGGAGAAATCCACAGGGAGAGGGTAGAGCATCTCAATAGTTGAGAAACTTTATAAACATTTGATATAATAGGAAATGATATGAAAATAAATAAGGCTTCTTGGGTTACTGAAGGCGACAACGTTCGCTTATCAATGCCACTCACAAAAGTGGACGAAGGACGCAGAATTGTTTCTGGTTTTGCTTCACTTGATAACCTAGACAAACAGATGGATATTGTAACTACAGAAGCATCAATGAATGCTTTTGCTAAATTTCGTGGGAACATTAGAGAAATGCATCAGCCATCAGCAATAGGCAAGATGGTCTCATTTAAAGAAGAAAAATATTTTGATCCAGAATCTAAGAAGTTCTATAAGGGTGTTTATGTTTCTGCATACATCTCAAAGGGCGCACAAGATGCTTGGGAAAAAGTCCTAGATGGAACATACACTGGTTTTTCTATTGGTGGAAGAATGAATGAGTGGGACGATGCATATGATGAAAAAGCAGATGCACAAATTAGAATTATTAAAGAATATGACCTGATTGAATTATCATTGGTCGATAGTCCAGCAAACCAGTTTGCTAGCATTATGTCAGTTCAAAAAGTTGACGGTGTTGATGTAATTAAGGGTGATGAAACAGTTCTAGAAAACGTATTCTACGATAAAGAATCTGGTATAGTAGTTACCTCAGAACAAGAAACACAGATAAGTCCTGTATCTGGAGAAGAGATGCAGAACATTGGCTTTGTTGAAAAATATGATTCTGATAAAGCGGACATGATTAAGTTCTTAGTTGATAGTGCTAAAGGCATTAGGACAATTAAGATTACAAAGGAGGTAAACCCTATGACAGAAACAACAGCAGTATTAGATACTCCAGTTGAAAATGCAGAGGTCACTCCAGAGGCACAGCCAGCAGAAGTTGTTGAAACTCCTGCAGTCGCTGAAGAAGCAGTAGTTGCTGAAGAAGCACCTGCTGTAGAAGCAGTCGATGGTAGTGCAGAATCTACTGATGCAGAGGAAGCACCAGTAGAAGAAGAGAAGACAGAAGAGGCAGTTGCAGATGCAGTTGCTGATGTTAAAGAAGAAGTTGCTAAAGCACTTGCTGAAATTAACGCTTCTCTTACTAATGCCTTTGGCGATCTCGCTGCAACCGTTAAGTCTCTTCACGAGCAGGTAGCAGCAGTAACAAAGTCCCTTGATAATGTAACTGGTGAAGTTAACAGTATCAAAGGTAACTTTAATGAGTTTGGCAAGCGAGTTGATGCCGTAGTTGCAGACACCGCTTTCCGCAAGTCTGGCGATCTAGGCGAGATCGTGCAGTTTGAGCCTGTAAAGGTTCAGAAATCCCTATGGGGCGGTCGTTTCCTCAAATCAACCGACCTATTAAACTAAAGATATAAAATCACTAGGAGGTGAACAATATGTCGGAACAAAATACAGATATCGTAAAGAATTATCCTGGATCACCAACCGAAAGCCATGCCCATAACGGAGATGGTTCTTTCGCATCTGGTGCCATCGGTGGTGCAACAACCACAGATGCCAACGGTAATCTTTCACCCGCTGCTTCGCTTGGTAACATTGCTACAGCGAACTTCGGATCAACATCTGGCGCAAATGCTGTAAACCCAACTGGAACACCAGGTGGTATTCTAGCACCAGAGCAGGCTCGTCGCTTCATCGACTACGTGTGGGATGCAACAGTTCTCGCCAAGGATGGTCGTAAAGTTACAATGCGTGCAAACACCATGGAACTTGAAAAGGTCAACGTTGGTGAGCGTGTAATTCGTGCTGCTGCTCAGGCACAGCCAGATTTCACAAATGCTGGTGCAACTTTCACAAAGGTCGAACTTACTACAAAGAAGATTCGTCTTGACTGGGAAGTTTCAGCAGAAGCGCTTGAAGATAATATTGAAGGTGCAGCACTTGAAGATCATCTAGTTCGCTTGATGACCAATGCTTTCGCTAACGATATTGAAGACCTCGCAATTAACGGCGATGGCTCAACAGGCAACTTCCTTTCAATCATGGAAGGATTCGTCCACTTAGCAGGCGACAACTCAGATGCTCATGAATCAGCAGTAACAGTTGTAGACGATGCTTGGACAACAAACGTAATGCAGGATATCATTCTTGCAATGCCACGTAAGTACCGTGCACTTAAGAACAATCTTAAGTTCTACGCAGGTACAGATGCATTCCAGGGAATCGTTAAGAATAACGGTACACTTGCAGATGCAATCGCTGAAGCCTTTGTTAACAAGGGTCCAGGCACAGAGGCAAACCGTCAGTCATACCTTGATGGCGCAGCACAGACATTCGGTGGAGCACGTACAACTCGTGTTCTCGGAGTGGAAGTTATGGAAGTTCCTTACTACCCTGCAGGATATGTCGACTTGACATTCCCACAGAACCGTGTATGGGGATTCCAGCGTGATATCACAGTAAATCGTGAATACATCAACAAGAAGGACACAATCGAATACACAGTATTCATCCGCTTTGGTATCCAATGGGAAGAACTTGATGCAGTTGCTTACGCAGATGCAGCAGCAAACTCCTAATTAATACTTAGCAATAGATTAAGGGGGGCAGAGTAAAATCTGTCCCTCTTAGTCATATAAAGGAGAAAAATGTCTTACCCAGGAAATCCAACAGAAGAGCATACTCATCTTGGTAGTGGCTGCATAGCAGCAGGTGGAACAACAAATACTGTTATAACTAATCCAAACGGAACCATTACAGAAATCAATGCTTTGGGCTGTATACCTACTGCAAACTTTGGTGAAAATGTAATTGTTTCTGGAACTCCTTCTGGAATAAGAAGAGCGCAAGGCTTAAGAGGATCTTTAAGAAGATAACTCTGGTATAATTACAATTGAGCATAGGGAGATAATATGAGTCTTACAGTTGAAGAACTATCTAAAAAAACCGTAATGGAATTAAAGGCCTATGCAAAAAAGAACAATATTGAACTATTTGACTCTAAGACAAAACTAGAGATCCTTGAGATTTTTGCTAGTTGGGCACCAAATGAAAATGTCAAAAAAGAATCAAACAAGAAAGAAAAAGACTCAGCCGTTTACTCAACAAGAAACATATTTTGGAATGGCGTAGGAACCCTTAAAATAGGATACAACATTGTCACTAGCAACGATGCAGAAAAGTGGCTAACTCACAAGGCTGTTAGAACGGCTTCTCCTGAAGAAGTAGCAAGGCACTACGGTAAATAATTATGCAAATCCTTAGACTTCCCCCATACCCAATTTCTATAACTTATGACGTTCCACTTGCGTCAACTCAATATGCTTTTGTAATTGATGACGTTGAAAATCAGTCTATAACACAACAAACCGTAACATCTACTGTAGGTAAAAAGGTAACTTTAGAACTTCCTGTAGAATTTTCTAAATATGACAAGTCATACTCTCTTGCAATATATAGACAAATTTCTCAAGGGGTATTAGATGATGAAGCAGTTGTAGAAGATAACCTTGACATTACAAGACCATACGTGGATCCTGCATCACTAGGGGTAACAGCAACAGAGATTGCCCAATACACAGAACAAGAAAATATTGCTAGAACTATTATTGATAACATAACTGGTGGGTTTTATAACAAAAAGACATATCTTGAAACTGTTGGTCAAGGAACTGACTACATACCACTTTGGGATAGAACTAATAAGATATTAAAGGTTTATGAAAATGCAGAACTGGTTTACGATGTTGATAGTGAGGATGGGCCAGCGCTAGGGGATTACAACTTCTTAATCACAAAAGATAAGACTGCAATTACAAAAGATCCTGTTGTCTCTACTGATGCAATAAATCGTGCAGAGCGCAAAAATTCAAATATGTTCGTTGCCCCATCAGACTCATTTGCACTGTTTGATACAGAAGACAGTGGAAACATTTATACGATACACGGTGGCGTTGGCTTTAATGAAGGATATGATTATATCTTTTTGTTAGAAACAGGGTACAGGGTAGTTCCATATGATATTCAAGATGCTACAAAAATGCTGATTGAAGACATTCGCTGTGGTAAGTTAGATTATTATAAGAGATACGTAACATCATATAACACTGACCAATTTAAGATTCAGTTTGATAAAAAGATTTTAGATGGAACAGGAAATATACTGGTAGATAAGATACTTTCAAAGTATACAAAATCTATTGTTAAACTTGGAGTCTTGTAATGCAGTGTGAAACAACTGACTTTATGTATCCCCTGCTTGCAGATATTTATTATCCAATTGTAGAGCAGGGTGCTTATGGCAATGTTATTAAAACTTGGGTTTTAAATAAAACAGTTGCATGTAATTTTTCAAGTGGCGGAGCAGCCTTTAGAGAAGAAGTAAGACCTAATATAAATATTACGCAAGACTCAATTTTGCTTGGTAGAGTAAAAACAGATGTTAGACTCTCAGAGTCTGAAGACAAGAATGCAATAACCAACGTACTAGTTACCAATATTCGTGATAGGTGGGAAACCCCAATATACCTTGAGACCTCTGGAACTCGTGCAGGAAAGTCTACTCTATATGAGATAGCCACTAATGAGCCAACGCTTGGACCCTTTGGTAGCGTAGAATACTATAAATTAACAGTACGCAGATCTGAGAATCAGGCTAGTGATATATAATGAAATTAAAAATTAACAGCCTTCAATTTCAAAAAGACATGAAAAACATTATAGGATATTCCGAAGGGTTTTTAGATGGAACAAAGGCTGGAAAAATATTATTCTTTAGAAATTTGAGTGTAGAAGTTAAAAATATCTTAGAAGAGTTTATAGATGCAAACGCCTCAGTAAGCCCACAAACACTTCAGCACATGTATGAGTGGAATCAAGTAGGACAGGCTTCTGGTAGACTATTTAATATTACTGCAATTGCAAATGGATATGGAGTTAACTTTTCATCATCTTTTAATCAATCACAAACAATTAAAGATGGATCAAGAGTTCCGTTTTATGATAAAGCAAGAATTATGGAGTTTGGCATACCAGTTGTAATTAAAACAAGGCAATCAAATGTTCTTGTTTTTGAAGATAGTGGAGATACGGTTTTTACAGCAGGTCCAATAAATGTACAAAACCCTGGAGGAACTGCAGCCCAAGGTGGCTTTGAAAAAACCTTTAACATGTTTTTTGCTAGATACCTAAGTCAAGCATTTTTAAGAAGCACAGGTATAGCCGCATATCTTGAAAGACCAATGGTTTATAAGTCAAACCTTCCTCAAGGAAAAAGATCTGGAAGATCTGCAGGGTATAAAACAGGATACAGATGGATTGCTAGTGCAGGAATTACGGGGAGATAATGGCTAACGATATACTACTAAATACACCAGTTCTTTGGATCAACAAATACCTTCAGGCTAAGATACCAAGTATGGCTAATTCTAATCTTAATGAGATACCGTTTTTCCCATCAACCCCATCAACCATAGACAACCTTACAGAAATGTTTCCAGAAGGTGGAGTAATGGCCACATGGGATAGACTTATTAAGATGAACCGTAGAGGGTTCCCACATATTAAATGTGAACAACTATTGTATTATTTTTATGCTACAGCAGAAAATACAGTAGAAAATATGATCCAGGTACAAGAGGCAGTTTTCCGCCTAATGGATAGATATGATGAAACAGCAGAAGAACTAAATAACTGGTGTTCAAACAGGCAGGTAAGGCTAGACGATGGCACACTCATAGACAACACCTTTTATTTCCATAATTTTAAGGTATATCAACTAGAAGAAACCAGAGATATTATTGATTTTGGCACAGCCCGTACCTATGGTGGTAATAAGATTATTATTGATTTTGACTATCATCAAATGCCAGATTTGACCACAAATGACTGGGTACCTGAGAAATTAGCCACAAAAGAAATCATTTAAAAGGCTGTTATAATTAACCTTGAGGAAACAAACGCCGTACAACTTAATACACTATTCTTAAGAAAGAGGTGAACAAATGGCTTATAGTCGTGGAACATCAACAAACATTATCGTTGGTGCTGCAGCACTTTTCGTTGCAGACACAACACTTACTCCAGGAACACTGGAGACAGCAGTATCGAGTGAATCATTTAGAGAAACTCTCGCAGATGAGGTAACCTATACAAACGTAGGTTATACAATGAACGGACTAGAATTGCAGTTCCAGCCTGACTTCGGTGAAGTTCAGGTAGACCAACTTCTTGACGTTGCAAAACTTTACAAGCAAGGAATGCAAGTTAATCTTGCAACAGCATTTGCTGAAGCAACACTAGAAAATCTTCTACTTGCTTTGGCCTATAGCGATTCCAAGTTATCAGGAACTAAGTCAACATCAACAGGAAGAGCACTTAACCTTTCTGCAGGTGATATTGGCGAGTGTCCAGTTGAGCGTGGAATGGTTGCAGTAGGACCAGGAACAGGCGACTGTGAAGATTCTGCTTACATCGAGCGTGTCTACTCTGCATACCGTGCACTTTCAATTGAAAATGTTACAGTATCTGCAAAGCGTGACGAAGCATCAATGTTTGAGGTTTCATTCCGTCTTCTTCCAGAAGATACATCAGGTTCATATGGTAAGATCGTAGATCGTACCTGGACACCAACATCATAATTTAATAATAAATTAGCGACTAGGCCTGTCTCTTCGGAGGCAGGCTTTGTTGTTTTATGCTAGAATAGTTCTATATGGCTACTATAGTTTATTCTACAAAAACAGTTGAAACAGTTGATGGCATTCAGATAGAAATGTCACCTTTAAAGATTAAGTATCTTCGTGAGTTTATGGATGCCTTTGACAAAATGAAAAATTCTAAAGATGAGGTAGACTCAATTAATGTTATTACTGAATGTGTAAGAATTACAATGAAACAATACTACCCAAAACTATCAAATAGTATAGAGGACATTGAAGATAACTTTGATCTCCCAACAGTTTATGCCATATCTGACTTTGCAGCGGGGATAAAAGTAAAAGAAGACTCTGAGGATTCTATTAAAGCCCAAGCAGAAAAAGCATTAAAATCAAAAGCAGACAAAGAAGGTGTTACCTGGCAAAGTCTAGACTTGGCAAAACTGGAATCAGAAATATTTTTATTGGGCATGTACAAAGACTATGATGAGTTAGAAAAATCTTTATCTATGCCAGAATTAATGTCAACTCTTGAAGTAATGAGAGATTTAGATTATCAAGAAAAAAAATTCTTAGCAGCAATGCAGGGAGTAGACTTAGATAAAGAGTCTGGAAAAGATAAGGGCCAGAAAGAATGGGAAGACATGAAGGCAAGGGTATTCTCAGGT